TGCTGCCAATTTACTTATAGAATCTAATAAAGAATCTAAACTTTTAACAATAGAAACAGTTCCATTTTCCGCTTGTTCTACGAAGGTCGCATAACCTTCTCCAGCTCGGTCTAGAGACTCTATAAAGTCCTCATTTCTCTGTTGATATTCTCTAAACAGTTCTTGTCCTAGGGTCTCCGACCATAAAATGCCCAAACGATTTTTAACATCAGCCAATTTTTCGATAAGATTATTCTGAGAATCGTCCCAATTCTCGAATGCGAAACTTGCAGCTAAACCTATGTCTGTACTCTCAAAATATTTCTTGACATTCTCCATAGGCTTTTCGAAAGTATCAACGAACCAACGTTTTATCTCACTACCGTAAGAATACATGACGACCATAGTTCCTACGAAGATACCAGCCAAACCCAACGGAGTAATTGCGAATGCAGCAAGAGCCATCATTGCAGTTCTTATAGTAGAAAGAACGGTAAGAACTCCACTCCCAAGAGTTTGAGCCATAGATAATAGCGTTGTGAATACTCTTGAGTATAAGGGCACAGTACTCGCAGTTCTCTTTGCTCCTTTTGCCATGACATCTGCGATAGGATCTGCCATTTTCATTCTCAATACATGCTTCTTGAACAAGCCTATCCCTGATGCTATTCCTTCTTTCATCCCTATGAGGACAGATACTGCCATTGATGCCATCATCAAACTCGTCATGGCTGAAGCAGTACCTGATTCTAGAAATCCTTCAGAGGCAAGCGCCATAGCTCCCATGGTAGCCACACTCATAACTGCTGTGAATTTAAACACAGATTTCTGTAGACCTTTGAAAAACTTTTTCTTTCTTCTCTCTGCACCAGACATGCCCTTATTGCCGAACATAACTCTGTCAGATACACTCTCTGTAGCAGAAGCCTTAGCTTTAGTCTGTGCGTTAGCACTATCAACTTTACTTGTAAAGGAATGATACCGTTGCTGTGCTCTCTGAGATGAATTGCCATTAGAAGAGCCATAGGCTGCTCTAGAAGAGAAACTGGCAGAAGCAGAAGCATTAGCTTTAGTCTGTGCGTTAGCACTATCAACTTTACTTGTAAAGGAATGATACCGTTGCTGTGCTTTCTCTTTTCCTGCTTCACTAAATCCAGCAGAAGACTCTCCCTTTGCCTTTGAATTTCTACTGGATCTAAAAGAACTAAAAGCTCCAGATACTCTACTTGAGAACCTGCTTATGAGATCTAAAACCTTCTTCCCGAAAGTTTCGTGTATCCACCCTCCTACAGATTTCAAACTATCAGAGAGACCTGAAAATAAACGGTTATCACCCAAACTCATGAACCAAGATTTCATCCTGTCTATTTTTGTTCTCATTCCTGATAATAAATTAGGAGGGAATAAACCTTTAGAGAATAAGTTAGAGAAACTATCTTTGATAGATTTTATCGTACTATCGGATAATAATCCATTTTCCCAAACCTTTGATAGATGGTCTTTAAAACGGCTCATCTTATTTTTAACAACGTCATATAACTTAGAAAGTTTTGTTTCTACTTTATTCCCACTTCCGATATGGACATCCCAGTCCATCATAAAGTTTTTGCCTTTTCCCCCTTTCGTTACAGATCCACTTATTGTTTCCCACCAACCAGTCATCAATACTAAAGCCATATCTTTGACTTTACTTGTTGCCAATTTGAATAAGCTACCAATTCCACTCATTAACATGGATATGGCTTTAGCTTGGAAAAAGAAAGAAGCAAGAACACCCATCATGGAGTCTGACTTGAAACCTAAGAAAAATCCTGTTATCGATGCTGCGACTCCAGACATACCTCTTGACACAGAAGATACTAGAGAAGAAACAAAAGTTTGACTAAACATCTCGTTTATATCATCTAATAACTTTTTGAGAGAATCGGATGCCCTAGGCAAGAAAGAGACAGCTTTATTAGTAGCTTCTTCTGCAGAACTAGAGATAGTGGATACTATAACTCTTCCCGCATTTCTCAATAAATCTATGAAACTAGATATCTGAACGTCCACAGGGACAAAAAGACCTCTGGTGATCTCTATTTTATCCATATCACGAACAGCTGAAGCCATGTCTTGTGCCCATGTCGATATACCCTTGGCATTTAATATAAGTGCCAGAGGCATAATCGATCTAGACAGACCCCTATATTTTTCAGATAACGATTCTATCTTATGGGAGTTCTGGTCAATAATTTTAGTTAAACTGTCAAGACTTTTACCAGCTTCTTTGCTAAATATTCCGACATACTTACTCAAACCAAATACAACAATCTTAAGAGAAGATTCTAATTTGACAAATTCAAAGATTATCCGACTAGCTACCCCAGCAGTAATATGAGATAGCCTATCATAAAATAAGGAGAATTTATCTATCGTATCTTGAGATAGCTGATCTGTAATTTCAGAAAATTCTCTTTTTAGATAATCCCAAAATCCTATACTGTCATTTACAATATCTGGTATAATAGAATGCCCTACGAGTTTATCCCATAGTTCTGTAAAATGCCCTAAAACACCAGCCACTATCTTTTTACTATTACCTACGAATACCTCTGTGAGCTTCTTCATGCCCTTTATAGCAAAAGACAATATAGATTTAATCATTTTAACTATATCTTTTCCTACAGAGGAATCAAAGATATTAGACAATAAACTATTTCTTTTTCCTAGGTTAAAAAGACTCTTCACAGTCTTCTTTATTCTCATAAATCCTTTGATAATACTATTAGCACTATCTTCCCATGCTGACGTATCTCCAAATAACTCTTCGAATACCTTAAAATTTCCTAGAAAACTTTTGAATTTCTTAGAAATCGAAGCAATTCCACTAGAAAAACCGTTTAGCATGGTTCTGACAGCTTCGTTTACTTTCTTAGAGAAAAATTCCCCTAAATTCACTCTCCAGACTTCTGTCCAGAAATCCATAATAAGCTTCACACCATGAACAAAATTCTTAGCCAAAGATTTCCAAGTAAATCCAAACATATCATCAAAGCTGTTTTTTAACGTTAATAAAGGATTTCTTATTGCTTGTATCAAAAGCCCCATCACTTGTATGATTGAACCTAAGATGTTTTGAAATCTACCAGATATTCTTTTAACCCAGACATCAATAATAAGTACATACTGAGATACATCCCATAGATCTGACCACATATTCGCTATTTTAGCAGGCAGCCAATCCGTAAATAATCCAAAAGTTTCAGAAATAAATTGAGCTTTAAATACATTAAAAGAGTTTAATATTGGACGAGCAATGCCACCAGTATCCCAGAAGGTATTCCATCTTCTCATTGGAGCACCAGCAATATAAGATAAGAAATAACCTCCTAATTTACCGAATGCTTTTTGTACAACAGTCAAGGACTCTAAGATTATTGCGTCTAACCTCATATCATAAATGAATATTGCTATTTCTGTGGCTATGTTTTTAAGACCCTGCTTAATTCTTTCAAATGTATACAATGGTCCATAGTTCATGATATCGAACATTTTCAAAAAGCCATCAGCTAGTATCTTCGTACCAGACCAAGCTATGCCCATAGCATTTGCTATAGACTGGAAAGCAGCTTTGAAATTTTCTGTGTTAATACTCATCATCAGAAAATCTCTTATTCCTTTTATCATACCTATCCAGCTAGAATCTGGAAGATCCATATACAGAAAATCCATAAATTTTCTTTTAATATCTGCTATTAATACGGTAATAGACTGTATGCCAACAGTAAATAACTGCACCATAGATCGAAATGCATCATTGACCAAACCTGAAGTAATAGTTAGTACTAATCCATCCCAAGCAGAAGCCATTAATGTTATATCACCTGTTAGGTTATCTAATCGAATATCTGCCATACTTCTGGCAGCTCCTGCAGAATCTGTCAATTGAACAGTTAATCTATCGAGACCACTGTCCTTCACCGAATTAGCTAATACGCCAGCACCAGATGAAGCTATTATCCCGAATATATCAGCGAAATCTGCCACATCAGATGTTTTATCTCCAATTTCTCCTAGTACAACTGACAGTCCTTTAAATTTTCCTGTTTCATCCCGAGCTTGTACACCCAAGCGTTCTAATGCATCTGCAGCCTTTTTAGAAGGATTCTGCAACCTAAGAAGCATCTGTCTTAAATTCGTTCCTGCTCTAGAAGATTTTATACCAGAATCACTCAATTTACCGATAGCAGCTACTGTCTGTTCTATTGTGAGACCAGACTGTCTGGCCACTGGACCAACGTAAGATAGTGCTTCTCCTAACTCTCTAACAGTAGTATTCGAAGATGCAGCGCCCTTTGCCATGACGTCTGCGACTTTACCTAATTCTTCAACCTTTAAAGAGAATCCTGCAAGAACATTTGAAGATATATCTGCTGCACTAGCAAGATCTAGAGACCCAGCAGCGGCAAGTTGTAAAGTACCTGCCGTACCCTTCAAGGTTTCATCCATAGTGAATCCTGCCATAGCAAGCTTTTCCATTGCTCCGGATGCTTGACTAGCGGTATATACGGTTGTAGACCCTAATCTTTTGGCTTCTTCTGTAAGAGCCTTCATCTCTCCTTTTGTAGACTGCAAGACGGACTGGACAGAAGACATACTTTTTTCGAATTTCATCATAGAATGGATTGCCTGCACAGAGAGTACAGAAACTGCCACTACTCCTAATGTTTTCATTCTACTTATAGTACTATCTAGAGAGCCTCTTAATTTGCTCGTACTTTTATCTAGAGATTTCAAGGAACTATCTACGCCTTTTATACTCTTACTGCTTTCCCCTCCAAACCTCTTAAACTTTCGGGTAGTACGGTCGACACTTTCATTCATCTTCCCCATTCGGGAAGTAACCCCTTTCATCTTGCGATCTAGGTCTCCCGTAGAACCTTTCAATACTATCGTCGATTGAAATTCTGCCATGCTATTTCTCCATTTCCATTCTATGTACGACAAGTTGATTTTCGTATTCGATGTTCACCCTTGATCAAATTAATTTCTATTTAGTATACTATATGGTATTAGGGTTATACCCTTGTGGGTTCCCATCTTCATCATATAGTCCTGCCATTATAAGTTGTTTTCTCATCCTTTCTGGAGTACTATCCCATTTAATGAGATTATTTCCAGTATTGTTTTTCTTTTCCGAGAGCTGTGGGTAGATATCTTCCATAGATAACTTCGGGGGTCTCCCTCCCATCGCTCCGTGTATTTGTTGTACAAGTGTTATTATCAGATTAGCCGATCTCAGAAATGCCGACTCTTCTCCAAAACCTATCTGAGAATAATACTTTTGATATGCTACATATTCTCTGTGTGATAAATCGTCTTTTAATTTGCTAAGAGGTATCCCTAACTTCAAAGACAATGCTATCTCAAATCTCTCTTCTCTAGACAAATATTCTTCTTCTTCCGTGTACATATCTAGTCTCCTTTATCCTATTGCTATAGGGAGGAAGAGCTGCACCACCCATACTACAGTATGTGCAATGCAGATATCTCTCTATTTTTACTTCATAGTTAAGAATCAGTTTCTCCTAACCCAGATACCTTCAGTACTGCCTCAGATACCTTGTTTAAATCGGTCACAGACATATCCATAAGATTGTTCATGTCAGAATCGTTAAACATTTTCTTGCCGTCAGCATCGATAACTCCATGTATAATGGACAATACTGCTGCTTTTAATTCTTTGCCTTCTCCCAAAGCTCTCATCTTATCAATGGCTGCTGCAGATAACTCTTGGATGTGAATAGGTTCGTCTCCCCAGTTAGATACAGATACCTCGCCAGTTGCTAATGTATATGATTTGAATAGGTCTTTTTTGTTCATTGTATTACTCCTCATTTATGTATGTTTTTGTTCTGTAGGCAAATCAAGGATTACCCCCTTCTCCACCTAAAAGCGAACCAGTCCCGAAGGACTGGCTCTTTTAAGGTTTTTAGCCTATGTTTCGATAGCGAAAGACTCAGCACCATCAACTACTAGAGTTGAGTTTACTTTAGCAACGTCATCGAAAGCTGTATCGATACCGAAAGATGATACAAAGCTGTTGAATACAACTAGTTCACCTTTAGTAGCAACACCGTCATCTGGAAGCCACTTGATACCAGCACCGATAGCAGCGCCACCAGAAGCCAACTCACGGATTAACAAATGAGCAGTCTCACGTGGAGCCCAGTAAAGAGTAGTATCTAACTGACCACCGTCAAGTTGACCACGTAATTTGCCTTTAAAACGCTCACCAAACTCAGGGACGTCAATTACAGTGGCTTCATTAGACAATGAACCGATCTCTGATAGTAAAGGAACTTTAGCGAGTGCAAGAGTGAAACCCTTATCCAACAAACCTTTTACTGAGAGGTCGCCAGATGCGATAGACACGGATGCGCCTGTTCCATTTTTGAAATGCACTTTGAATTCCGCTAGACCTGTTGCGCTAACCAAATGTACAAATGCTCCAGCGGTAATTGTTCCAACAGCTGCGACAGGTGAAACCGCAGGTGCAGTAAACCAAGTGTTCACTGCTGTTTCAGCGATGCCACCAGAAGCGATTGGAGCACCTAAGTATAACTCCGAAAAGGAAGTTACAAATTTATTATTTATAGCCATTTTATTCTCCTATAGAATATTTAGTTTTGAGCTTATTAGCTCGTGTAGTAATCATACGAAAAGTCGATTATATAATTTAGATAACCACTATCATCGTCTGACACTTTTCTCATATTGCCAGCCATTACGTACAGAGTCCCTGCCCCAGCGATACCATCTCCTCCAGAGCTGAAGGACATAACCTCGTTGATTTTATCAGAGACTTCTCTTGCACGTTTTGAGCCATTACCATGTTGTACAGATAATTTGAACGCCATTGTTCCACTCGTTTTTCTATCGTTTTTATTGCCAAACGATTTAAGAGCAGATCCTGCATCTTCTATCGAAAGTATCACCCAGTCTTTACCAGTCGGTTGTACAAACGTCCGACCTTCTAGAAATACTTCAAAGTCATAAGGTGCACCAGCAAAGAATCTTGTTTCCAAGATTTGTCTGGTTTCCTCAAATATTGTTATTGCCATATCTATCTCCTCGATCTTACAGCTGCTAGAGCTGGTTGTGTGATCCCATTAGGAGCTTGCTTCGACCTTCCATCGTCTAAGCTCCCAATGTAATCCAATCCGTTAGAAATGTAGATATTGGGAAAACCGTCTACATTAACGTCTTGAAATTTAGGAATAGTACCATCGTCAGTAGAGTAGTTAGGAGTATTTACCTGGATGTGCCAGTTAGCTCTAGCTCGCCCTGTATCTACGGGAGTCTTTTTCAAGACCTCCCCGAAAACATCAAATGCGAAAGCCCTATACTCTTCTTCTGTTTGAGTCTCTACTTGTTGTTGAATG